GAGAGAAGAGAGGGAGAAGACTCCGTTGACCTAGTCCTGAAGTCGGATCCTTCGGCTCGTATAACTAATCAGACAATCGCTCAGCAAGCACGAAAGAAGGCGGACGGCACCGTGGACACTGATGTAATTGTGAACGCGGACAAGGCACCAAGTAAAAAGAAAGCAGTGAATGCTTTCGATAAATACTTCTTCACAGCTAGTTCGGTCCTGTCCAAGATACATCCGGAGTTCACTAGACTTTTCCAGCAGTACTTTGACCGCATGGGTGACTCCGTGCTGAAGAGCCTGAAGACGGTTCGTCCATTCATTCAGAAGTTCAATGGCATCCAGAATCAGAAGGACAAGAGGCGACTCAAGCAATTACTTTACTATAGTCCATCCGTAACGGAACGCACGGACATCATGCAGCAGCAAGGTATAGACCCGGAAGCGTTGCTCCGGGAACGTGACCAACTGCTTGCTAAGTACGGTATGCTGAATGATTACAGCCTGTACATTGTACCGGTCCTTGCTAGGATTCGTTCAAACGCTCAAGCGCAGGGCATTGAGGTAGGTGAATTATCGGACTACTTCCCGCGTCGCGTAAAGGATCTCGATGGACTACGAGAATCACTGGGCCAACCTGTTGCCGAGGACTTCCGTTCTTATATTGATCGAATCAACTTTGAACGAGGCCGCGAACAGGACACCAGCAAAAAGAAACCATTGATCGAACGCGGCTCCACCGAGGAAGCACTTGAGTTCGAGAAGTATCTACGCTCCGGTGGATATACTCAGTCCGGCATTACGCCAAGGAACCTGAACCAAAGAACCTATGAGTTCATCCGGGACGAGGACATTGATTTCTATGCGGATCCGGGCGAGGCCATTGAGTCCTATATCCAAGCTATGGTTACTGCTACTGAAACCAAACGATTCATTGGTAAACGATACGAGGTTGATGGTAGTGACATAATTTTATTCCCGAAGGAAGAACGCCCCGGTGAACTAGGTCTTTTGATACAGGACTTACTACAGCGCGGAGAGATCGATGAGACTCAGGCGTTCCAATCATTGCCGGACTTCACTAAGATGATCCTGAACCCAATGATGAAGGAGAATCCTGCTTTGGGTGCATTGCGTACATTCAGTTACTTTACTCTGCTGGTTGAGCCAACTTCTACAATCTCGCAGATATTCGACCTCCCGTTCCAGATGTTCGAGAATGGTTTCTTCCGTACAGTTGGCAGTATGGTAGGGGGCAAGACGTTCCGTCTTGAGGATGTAGGTATAAGTAACGAGGATATATCAGCCGAGTTCCGGAATGAGACAAAGGTATTGAATGACGCTCTTCGTATTGGACTCCGTGCTACTGGATTTGCTCGGCTCGATCAGCTAATGAAGGAGACGAACCTCAATGCGAACTACCGCCGGATACGGAGTCAAGCTCGTAGGTACCTGAAGAATCGGAATACCGGGCAATCCAAGAGACTCAAAACAGAACTGGACTTCTTGCTGGGTAATGATGCGGATGCCGCTATTGCAGCTTTTGCTGACGGGGATCGCAACAACCCACTTGTGCGTGAGGTCCTGCTAAGAAAACTTTTAGAAACTCAGCCAGTCAATATACTGGAGATGCCATTGGCCGTAGCCCAGAACCCGAACCTTCGTATGCTGTACACTATGAAATCATTTATGATTAAGCAGCTTACATTCGTAAAGGACCGGATGCTTGTTGAAATGTTCGGTGCGGATAAAACTCCGGCCCAAAGGCTGAGAGGCGCGGCGGACTTATCGAAACTCATGTTCTTCATGATGCTTGTGGGTATGCCCGCTGATGCGCTGAAGGACTTCCTCGCTGGCCGGTCCGGTTATCTGTCGGACTATATCTTCAATGGCATTGGCCGGGTCTTCGGCATCAGTCGTTACCAAGCGTACGTTGCTCGGAAAGAAGGTATTGGCCAAGCGGTATTTGATTTCGTTACGCCAGTTGCGATCCAGCAGGGTGTCGATAATACAGCCGAATTGCAAAGAGTCCTGTCCGGGGAAAAGGCGATTACTGACAGCAAGTTAGTGACCCTTGCTCCATTGTCCGATGTACTGAATCGCATATTTGGTTTCTCCCAGGAGCGTGAGTTCAAAGAATTCAAGAGACGGCAACGTGAGGGCGAAGCACCATTGTTCATACCGCCAGGTGCCTTCTAAGAAAAAGCCCCACTCCTAGTCAAAGGAGTGAGGCTACCACCAAACCGAGGTCCTCAATGGGGACACACAACCCCTACCTCGAAAGTATTATACAGCATGGGTACACAGAAGGTCCTTGAGTCTACGCTTTTCGTCCTGTAAGCGTTTTCGTTCCTGCTCCATGCGTTCGATCCTGTACGAAAGTATCCGGGATTCCGAACGGATCATTTCAATCTGAGTCTGTATGCGTTCTGCGCTATCTATTTTGTCGTCCATTGCTTGAGTCATTTGTGGTTGATGATAAAGATTGCCGGATCCGTGGTTGGCCTACCTTCCGGCGGAGATAGTAATAAGGTAAAAATGTAAAAAAAACCCAGCCTAGCACTCACGGTTTACCAAATGGTGGAGATGGGCAGAATCGAACTGCCGTGCCTGACCTAAATCAGGTCGATACCCTTACATCCCCTTTAATATATTTGCCTAACCCTAAATCGTTTCTCCATTTTGAATACGTTCCTTGTGGCACACCGGCGCATTCACAAGCGATTCTGTATGTGTACCCCGAGTTCCTGTATTTGTCAATTTCATTTACAAGACGCAGTTTTTCCTCACCGCTTACGCGGGCAGGACGGCCCTTGCGTTGAGAAGCGATGTACCATTCGGCGGTGCCGAATTGTTTCTCCATGTTTTCGATCTCTTGAACCTCTTGTTTGATTCTTTCGTAGGCCCAGTCCAAGAACTTACTTTGGTCCGCCTTGTCATTAAAAAATAATTCGTCATTGATTTCCGTCATTATATAAATCTCCCCGTGCAGTGATAAAATTTTAAATAGTCACCAATATCCCGCTCACCTTCGCGGTTCTTGGCTAGTTTGTATGAAAGACCCGTATAGGGTCCGCGGTAGTCGCTATCCTTGCTGGACTCAACGTCACCTTGATGCGGCCACATAAGCATTACTATATCTGCATCATTCTCAATATCCCCGGAGTCCTTGAGGTCATACAGACTTAGGCCCGTTTCCCTCTTGGCACCTTCACGGTTCACTTGAGCGAGCAGGATGACTGAAATATTTAGATCCAATGCCATCTGCTTGATCTTGTGACTGATGTGAGCAATACCCTCGGCTTTACTCATGTCCCGAGCATTGAAACCTACGAGTTGCAGGTAATCAATAACCACTAGATTTACGCCCTTCTTGCGGACAAGGTACCTTGCTTTACTGGCTAGGTCCTCTACGCTATGTACGGAATGAACTGTACTCAAGGGCAAGCCCCTGGCTTTCTCGGTGCATTCCCGGTACCGTTCTATTTCTTCAGGGGTAGCTATGCGTTGCTGTATGCGCTGTTGGTTCACTCCGGATAAGGACTGCACCATACGTTTCATCAGTTGTTTTTGGGGCATCTCGAACGAGAAGTAAGCAATGGGTGTCTCCTGCTCGGTCATTGTCTTGGCGGAGATGTACAGAGCTAAAGCGGACTTGCCGCAGGAGGTCGGTGCCGCTAGGGTCAGAACCTCGCCGGCGGCGATACCCTTGTTGCCAAGGAATTCATCCAATCGGCCAACATTCGTTTTGACTACTTGCGGGACGTAGTCCCCGGCAACCATGCGGTCAACGTCCACAAGAATCTCATCCATTGTACTGCTGACACCGAAGCCGGAATCATTCACGGAATCAATATCGAGGACATTGTTTTCTAGTTCGGCACGAATGCTTTGGAACTCGGATTCATCCTCAGCTTGCTCAAGAGCGATACGGCAATGACGAATCAGTTGACGAAGCTTTGACTTCTCCGCGATAAGATTAGCGTAATGCTTTGCCTGGGAGGCCGTAGAAGCCCCGTCCATAATGGAATGGAGTCCTACTACTCCGCCGATTTCATCGAGCGTTCTGGACCCTTTCAGGGCCTCGTAAAGGTGTACCTCATCAAGGGGCTTTCCGGCATCGGCAAGATCCCGGATAGCAGAAAAAAGAAACCTTCCTCGAGCGGTATAAAAGTCCTGCTCGCGGATGATATTCGATACGTCATCGAGGACGGAGGAGTCCCCAGGCAAAAGGCAGGAAGCTATTAAGCGTTCCTCGGCCTCTTGATTATGCGGTGGCGTTGTCTGGTTCATTCTCAATTGTTTCCAATAAAGAACGCAGACACTGCCCCAAGGCATCAAGTTTTATTTTTGTTTCCGCTGGCAATCGCATCGTGTCGATGGATTTATGCAGATTAATTGATAATTCAGTGGCTTGTTTGGTGTATTCGCTCATGTGTGTTGGGTTCGTTTGATTCATAGATAAAAATAACTTGGCCCCTCTGCCGAATTGCAAAAGGGCCAAGCATTGTAAACCATCCGGGGTCAATCCTGATCCCTCTCGAGCATCCCTATGGCTATCAAAGAGTAACCAATTAGGTCCCGAAAGATGTCACGAACTTGGTCGCCTTTTTCGGTATGAGAAAGACTCCCGTCAGAACAAAAAGCTTTAGCTCTTTGGAACTTGTCCTGCATCCTGATGCAGACACCAGTCAGTGGGTGGACTCCGAAATCGGCAGTGGCATCAAAGTTAGCGAATGGATTATCGCAGGTCTTGCCGCCGGTATAGTCCGAGTTCTTATCAGCAGTAAGGTTCAATATAGTCTGAGCCTCTTGCAAACGGAACTCCTCCCACCAATCCTTGTCGTATTTAGACATTAGAATGGTGCCTCGTCAGATACAGCTACAGTGGGTTTGTTCGGTGCCGGAAGGGATGAAGCCTCGTACTTACTTGACTCCTCCTTCTGCTTGTCATCATCAGCGTAATCCGCTGCGAGTGACATTAGTTTTCGCCCGTCACGGCTGGTTTTCTTCCAACCCTTCAGGTAATAAAATCCGGGTTTGCTGACAAAAATTTTGCCAGTGACATCCGGATGCGTATCCTTCTCTTTACGATCATTCACGCCGAGAAGGCCAGTGTTCGGTTTGTATTGCGTCATAATATTATTGGTTATTGTTTACTAAGAAAGTTAAAATCCAGCATGATCTGGTGATTGTGACGGGGACTTCCCGTGCGTATTTGTAGCGTCCGGATCTTTCGTATCGTCAATGGCGAATAGACCATTGAGTGCGTACTTGCGAGCATAGGAACTAGCGGATCCAGTGACCTGAGCTTCGTCCATTCCTTTTTTAAATTCTGCTTCGCGAGCTAAGGCGGTAGTGGAGACAGCGAGTTCGGAGTCATTGTCAGCTAGGCTTGCGGAAGCCTTGACGTAGTTACGACCGCCGACCTCAACGATGTCGTCCTGTATTATAAGGGAGCAACCCCACTCAGCGAGCAAAGGCTTAACGGCGGTAAGGATGTCCTCACAGGAGCGGTACTTGTACCCTCCGAACTTATTCGTCTGCCCCTTCGGGGCTTTGAGGGATGACTGAATCCCTTGCAGTTTTTGTCGTATGTTGTAACTCATGGTTTAGTTTGGTTAACTGTCTAAAAAGCGCGGTCCGCTGTATTGCGTTCCGGCACCTGTCGAGATCCGTGTGTTCAGCCCCGATGTCAAGTAATACATCGTGTTGCTCGTCTGCCGTCAAATAATTTTTGAAGCGTTTGCACAACTGAGTCAAGCCAACCGGGTGCAGGACATTTACCTTTTCTCTTTCGAGGTAGTCAGCGAGGTTCCTCAGAATCCGCGGGTAGTCCTCTGGCTTCTCGCCGCATCGATTCCGCAAAAAGTTTTCAACCTTACCGAGTAAGCTGTTAGCTGACCGGGATATCACACCCCGTACAAAACCGGTCCGGTGATCGTGATCCACGACCCAATCCGATACACGGCTGTTCAATATCGGGCAACGCTCCGGCTTGTTGGCCTCACGCCACTTGGCTAGTTTGCTTTGTGGTAGGTACGTCATTTGAATTGAATAAGTTTCTCTTGGTCCAGGCAGTAGCATTTTCCCCGGCCGAGGTCCTGTATATTTTTTGGGTCAAGCAATTCTGATTTCGGTGCGTAGCCCATGATTCTTACAACTGGCTCATCGACAATGCAAAGCACATAAATATCTACGTCCGGGTTCGCATTGATCTTAGTCACTAGCTTTCCGGTTTTGTACTTCGTGGATTTGATATCGTAGTTGTACCCCGTCAGTTTACCGTCCGCGCCTCCGGCCCGAGGCGAAAGGCCGAGGTCCGGGAATGTATTGAAATACTTGGCGAATGCGTACTCAGCCAGCATCCCCTGTATGTCACCTTCAATGCCACTCTGCGGGCCGAACTTCTGATCAGTCACCCCAGCGGATCTCGAGATCAATGAACGCATCCTGCCAATAATATGGCATATACTTATTTCGTCCGGCGTGAGTACAACTTTCATAATTCTTTTACTGATAAAATTTTTCCTTGGCCGCCCTTCTTGAAAAGACAGTAGCCATTTTTATCCGGGGCTTTGGAAAGCAGTAACTTGACTGCATCCTTTTCATTATGTGACCACTTGATGCTTTTGCCAGTATAGTTCTCCGGCATGTCATTGCGCTTGTATATAATCACAAATGGTTTCATCCCCTTTTTTATATAGGATATCATTTTTCTGTCGAAACGGATGGATCAATCCAGAAGTATTCATCCGTATCACCTAGCCTGTACTGGTAGCCGTTCTCAACCTGGTAGTACTCAGTCGATACCTTGAAGTCCGGTTGCTTTGGCTTCGGCGGCGTTAGGCTATTATCGTATACTCGCATTCGATTGTTCGGGTACAAGCAGTACTGCCCATTTTCTAACTCGAGGCAATTGAAACTCTTATGCTCCTGCGGCACCTCAGAGGTGCTGTAATCGATCTCGTCATTGTGCGTATGGTAGTTGTCCAGCGTGAACAAGTAAGTGCCATGAAGGTGCTTGTGGCTCCGCGTAAATATCTCGTAGTCCATTGATCCAATGAACTGTTTTGTAATGCAGGTAATACCGTAGTCCATACAGTTCCAGAACTGCAAGTCCGGCAATGGTAAGTCATCCTCCGGTAACTCCGGGCTACTTACGAATGCGCTGATCGGTAGCTTGTCGAACAATGCGCCGTACTCTGGCAGATAAGTCTCGAAGTAAAAGGCTCGGCCGGGTATGCTTTTAGCCGTTACCCAGATGCCTTCAACGAATTCGCCGTGACCCTCTTGGCCATCCAGCAGGAACTCCCGGCGGACGTAGACTTTATTCGATGGTAAATTACAGATTAAATCGCTCATATTAACCTTTGGATGAGGGTGACGAAGGCTTTGGCTGCGGTAGCTGGGACGACTCCGTTGCCCAGAAGCCTAAGTCGGTCCACCCGACTGGAAGTCCCATTAGTTGCTCGACCCAATCTGGATTCAGTTTGCCCTGTGACTCTCGGCTCTTCCCATTCGTGTTGAGGTTCGCCTGGTCTGGATGGCCAAGTTCCCCTCTTACTGCCATTGCAGTTAAGCACTTGCTCGCCTGTGAGTCCCCCTTGATTCTGTACTTCTCCTCGTTGACTGTTATCGTTGGCCAGTTCTCCTCGTGGTATATCACCGCATCCCGCAGCTTCGCTCCGTAGCTCGTGCCGTTCTCCCTCGTTGCTTTGAAGCCGCTCGGAGTCATCTCCACGTTCTTCGCTACACCGCCCTCTACGCAACCCGCTACGCTCGCTGTCGGCCAGTTCATCACTTCCTCCCTGAGATTCTTGCAGCCGCCCTTCTTCTTGGCTTCCGCTAGTTTCTCTGGACTCCTTGCTGGTAATACATCCATCGTGTTCGGAGTAGCCCAGTTCTTCTTCGCTTCCTCCGCTAGAATCTTGCCTCCCTTTCCGTTCGGTCTTGAGCCTGGATTGCCTGCCCTCGGTGTCGGCCAAGCCAAGGATAAAGACCCGCTTTCGCTGGTGAGGTGCTGAGACTTCACTCGCTGAGAATACTCCTGCCGTTGCGATGTAACCCAATCCTTCCAACTCTCGGAGGACATATTGGAGAACTGATTCTCCGTCTCTTGTTTTTGCGGAGATGATTCCTTCAACATTTTCGAGGAAAACAATTCGGGGTCTGCACTCTCGGATTCCGTCTCGGATATATGGGAAGAGATGCCGGGGATCTTCAGTTGCTTTACGGACTCCAGCGTTGCTGAAAGGTTGGCACGGGAATCCCCCAGAGAGGATGTCCACGCATCCACGAAACTTTCGATATGGGAATGTTTTAACGTCCGTGAAGACAGGTGCTGCATCCAGCCTCCCATCTTCCATCTTCGCAACCAGGTTCGCTGCAACGAATCCTTCCCTCTCCACGAAAGCGATTTCTCGCAGGTTCGGGAGAACTCGTCGCAGTCCAAGCCCAATGCCTTCGTATCCTGCC